GGGTGACTGCGTAATTGGTCAAACACTACAAACGCAAACGATAACTTTGCACATTCAGAGTACGCCCTAGCGGCATAATCTGAGGGGTTGGTCACTTACCTTGCAACAGAAAAGTGACACTTTATTATAGGTGTGTGATGTATAGAATAACTGGTTACTTCAAAAATCATGTTGTAGTGAGATACTACGCTGACAAATATGATGCAATAGATTTCAAAGATACTATAGATGCACACTACCCTTTGAAAGTAACATTTGAACAAGGAGTATATCCAATGAGAACTTTTATTGTGAATTCTTGGAATTCAATTATGAATGCTGACTTTAATCCACTCAAAAACATTCCTGACTTACAGGTACGACATTTAGTATTACAAGTACTTGCTTGGATGTGGTGTATCGTATTTGCTATTATTGTAGGTAGTTGGACTGCTTTCGGTATTAGTGCAGTAGTTCATGTTCTGCTACTTGCCGCAATCGCAATCACAGTAGGAACATTTGAAACTGCTAGACGCAATCCTCAGTACTTCGGTGGACTAGGAAGAGCAAACGGCGGCGAACATGAATAAGTTCAAACAATGGTGGTATGAGACTGACAGTATAGAGATGGTTCTTTTTGCAACTCTATGGAGTTTGCTTGGGTATGCCTCATATGTAGTAATATTGGCAGTGGTAGATAGAATATTATCTTAGGTAATAATTCAAAAAATACTTGACAATCTAACCTAAATGGAGTATAATCTGTTTATGAATAAATTTTTATTAACTACAATATTATCTGTCGTTTCTTTTTCTGCAAGTGCAGAACCTGTATTGCCAAGTTCAAATCCTGCAATATGTCTTGCTAATAATATTTACCATGAAGCAAAAGGTCAACCTGATGCTGGTCAAGTTGCAGTTGGACTCGTAGTATTGAATAGAGTAAAAGATAGTAGATATCCAAACACTGTATGTGAAGTTGTATATGATGCTAAAATGCGAGAGAGTTGGAAAACAAAACAGTATCCAGATTTATCAGAAGATGAAAGAACGTATTACCCTAGAAAACATCAATGTCAGTTTTCATGGTATTGTGATGGTAAAGCAGATGTAATAAGAGATAAGGAATCATATGCAAAGATTTACGCATTAACAATTCGTATCTTAACAGGTAGGTATGATGGATTGATTGAGGGTGCTACACATTATCATGCTCATTATGTTAGTCCTTCATGGAGTAAAACACACACATATGTAGGTCAAATTGCTGACCACATATTTTATAGATGGGACTAATTAATGAATGATGTAGAACCAATGACACCTAAAAGATTTTCTAAGATAGTTGAAGATATTGTTAAAGATAAACAAGTCAATTATATGGATGCAATATTAATTTATTGTGAGAACCATGAACTTGAACCAGAAGATGTTAAGAAGTTTGTCAGTAAGACATTGAAAGAGAAGGTTGCAGTTAATGCTCAAGATTTACATTATCTTCCGAGAACAACTGCAGAGTTGCCAGTATGATTTTAAAGTATCAATTTTCTGAAACAAAACGTATATTAGATGATGCAACGATTGCAAAGATTATTGATATGGGTAATTCTAATATTGAACCAGCAAAGATTGATGGTACTGAAGAAGCAATAAAAAATCATCGACTAAGTTCTGTTGCCTGGTTCAAAAGAAATGCACAAACTGAATTCTTTTATAAACCTTTACTTCAGATGATATATTTAGAGAATGTTAACAATAACTGGAACTTTGATTATGATATAATTGAAGACTTGCAGTTTACGAAGTATGAAGGTAGTAAGAAGCAACATTATGATTGGCACGCCGACCAGAGAAGCACTCCCTACTCTTCTAATGACGTATCTAAAGAACTAGCAGGTAAGATAAGAAAGATTAGTTTTTCTATCATTTTAAATACTGATTACACTGGTGGTAACTTTGAGTTTGAAGTGGGGGCACCACACGAAAAAAATAGAACAGAAGTCTTGACACCTAAGTTAGGATGTGCTATAGTGTTCCCTAGTTTTATGTTTCATAGAGTAACTCCCGTAACAGAGGGTACTCGTTATAGTTTAGTAGGATGGATATGCGGCAAACCTTATCGATGAATGAATTTGATGCTTTTAATGTGTACCTTGCTTTCAAGTTACACTTCACGACAGATAGATACGATATAACAAAGACCAGAGGTGCAGTCAAGACAAAAGACGAAACCTTTTATAAAAGGTCTGACCAGTTTAACTTCAAGAGACTTGCAGAAGAGTTTAGTGAAGATGAACTACCAAAGTTTCTGATTGCTAATCATGTAGATGGTAATCGGTGGGGTGGTGCTTTCATTTATGAAGAAGCACTACAAGTATACAATATCTGGAGAGGTCGTTTACAGAGTTTAACAAAGAACTTGACTAACGACCTAGAAGAAATTTGCTCAGAACTTGAAGAAGAGAACATCAACAAGTTCGACAAATGCTTTGTAGTAAAAGATGAGCAACATCCTCTGCTACTACAAATGTATAGTCGTGGCGATGTTAAAATCGAAACGATGCTTATACTAGATGCTATTAACAACTACTTGTCATATTGGGACAAGATGCTCGGCGAAGACTTCTTCTGGAAAGAAGAACGGCGAAAGTTAATCAAATACCGACCTTTTCTTGATTTAGATGTTGACAAATACAAGGTAATAGTGTATAGTAGAATACAGAAATATGATGAAAGTCATATAAATAGTCACATATAATGATTATGTGGATAAGATAAACTTATACAACGCAATATAACGTACATACGAGGTAAAAACATATGAGTACATTCGCACAACTAAAGAAGTCTAACGACAATCTTTCCCGTCTACTAACAGAAGTAGATAAAGTAAATACCCCCCAAAAGTCTAACAACAGCAATCAAGATGAACGCTTCTGGCGTCCAGAACTAGATAAGTCTGGTAATGGTTATGCAGTTATTAGATTCCTTCCAGAGAGTGAAGGTGAAGAACTACCATGGGTTCGTATCTTCAATCATGGGTTTCAAGGTCCTACTGGTAAATGGTATATTGAGAATTCTCTCACTACGCTAAATCAAAAAGACCCGGTTGCAGAGCATAACTCTGTACTATGGAACTCTGGTACTGAAGCGAACAAAGACATTGCGAGAAAGCAGAAGCGTAGACTTTCTTATATCGCTAACGTCTTAGTAGTTTCTGATCCTAAGCATCCTGAGAATGAAGGTCAAGTGAAACTGTTCAAGTTTGGTAAGAAAATCTTTGATAAGATTATGGATCAGATGAAACCACAGTTTGAAGACGAAAGTCCTATCAACCCATTTGATCCTTGGAAAGGTACAAACTTCAAATTGAAGATTAGAAAAGTAGAAGGTTTTACTAACTACGATAAATCTGAATTTGATTCCGTATCACCTGTATTCGAAGGTGATGATGCTAAGATTGAAGCATTGTGGAACTCACAATATAAGTTGCAAGAATTTCTTGCATCATCAAACTTCAAGTCTTATGATGAGTTGCAATCAAAACTTAATTTGGTTCTCAACTTAGAAGGAGCATCTCAAGAAAGTTTCACGCCTGCTGTGGCACCAACGCCAACACCAGCAAGTGTGGATAAAGCACCATGGGTAGAAGAAGCGAAATCTACTACACCAGAGGTGACACAATCATCAGGTGATGATGAAGATGATGAAGCAATGTCATACTTCAGTAAACTTGCCAGCGATGACTAACATAACACAATAGGAGAACGGAAGTTATTCCATTCATCAGATTACTCTTATACTAGTTTGAGGAAATCTTAGATTTCGTTTGATGAAGAAAGTAACAGTTGTTTAAGAAAAGGAGGACTTGCGTCCTCTTTTTTTTATGCCGATATTGAGAACCATTATAAATAGTAGTAACGATTGATATGGTCGCACTTCCCTACAGTATGATATAAGATGTTTAACCTAGCAAGGGGTAATCATGCTGGCAGAACTCGCACTATGCTCGGCGGCATTTAACACTGTAAAAGAATTCATTCAAAATGGTAAAGAACTTCATCAAATGGGTGAGGGTATTATCAACTATTTTGACGCAAAGAGTGCTTTACAGAAAAAAGTTAATAAAGCATCTGGAGACAAATCTGATTTAGAAGAGTTTCTTGCACTAGAGCAAATCAAAGCACAAGAAGACGAACTGCGTGAACTTATGATTTACACAGGACGTGCTGGTATGTGGCAAGATTGGATTAAGTTTCAAGCAGAAGCGGCACAGAGAAGAAAAGACCAAGAGAAGGCAGAACTAAGAGCAAGAATACAAAGACAACAGCAAATGTATCAATGGTTTGAGATTAGTGTCGCTATTGCTCTTGTTGGTCTTGGTTGTATATTTTTATTTTGGTTTTTCTATAAACTATCTACTTAGAAATCAACATTCGTAAGTTGAGTTAAATCTGACTTATGATGTATGTTATTCGTTGAAACAGTTGTAGTACTTGCATTACTAGAGTTGGTACTGTTAATCTGCGTCACGCTTGGTTTTTGTTGATTGTACAACATTTCTAAAGTTGATAGTTCGTTATTTTCTGCTTGTGCAGTTTGTAATTTATTTCCTGACTTAGTAACTACAACACCATCACCAACTAATTGTGTGTTTGGTGGACCGGTCATAGCACCAGCAGTTGTAATTGGTACCGCTGGTTCAGGTGCTACAAGACCTAGCGAATCCCTTAACATTTTAATATTCTTTGATGCTTCTTCGAAATTTACTTCACCTGATGCAAGACCTTTAAATTCTATACTTTCTCCACCGAACAATTTTTTAAAGAAACCACCCTCTGCTTTACCACCCATGATTGCTTTTTCGATTGCTGGCACGGCACCTACTAAGTCATCCGCCATATCTTTAATATTAATATCGCCGCCATCAAATTTAAGTCCACTTAATTTTGATAATGCACTTTCAATTCTTTCTAGTGCAGTTGCGCCTTTTGTTAGGTCGTCTGCTTTACTAGCAACATTCATCATTTCTGTAATAGGGGACTCACTGCCTGTTAAGAAATTTACTATTTTTGATCCAGCGTTTGCAAGAGAACCAACAAGATTACCTCCAGCGAATGACATTAGTCCATCTGATAATCCTGACATTACAGTTTTAAAGTTTTCTACTTCTGCAGGAGTTGCTCCAGGTAAAGATGGAATAGTTAAAAGATTTTTAACATTATCTACTGTAGTTTGTGACCAATCAGAACCTCCAGTAAATTTAGCGATTGCTTGACCTACTCCAGCGACAGTACTACCAATACCAAATGCTACAAGACCAGCAGATATAAATCCCATGTTTGCGGCAAAATCTACTACTTTCTTAAAGTCTATATCTCCAACAGTTACGAGAGTTTTTACATTATCAACAATAAGTTTCGCCCATGTAGGATCGGTAAAGTTTGCAAGGGCACTACCAAGACCTCCAACTGCCGCACCAACACCAAAGATAATAAGACCAGCAGATATTAATGTCATGTTTGCGGCGAATTTTACTGCCTTAGTAAAATCAATGTCTGCAACTTCAACGAGTTTTTTTACATTATCAACAATAGTTACTGCCCATTTGGGGTCCATAAAATTATTCAATGCTCCTGCTAAACCTGCAACTGCAGAACCAATACCAAAGATAGCAAGACCACCTCCGATTGTTCCTAATGCAAGTGCCGCTACGAATGCATCTGCTACTGATATATCTGCACCTAGTCCAGCGAGTTTCTTGACGTTCTCAACAATACTATCTTCAAAATTACTGCTACCAGTAAAGTTTAGAAGTGCTTCAGAGAGACCTGCTATTCCAGAACCTACTCCAAATATTGCTAGACCACCACCAAGAGTTGTAAGTGCATAAACAGTTTTGTTTATATCTCCAAGAGAAACTTCCTCGTTTAAACTTGTGAGTGTTAATACTTTGTCTTTTACTTTTTGTGCATCAAAGTCTAAGAATCCTGCAAAGGCGGCAACAAGACCAGCGGCCGCACCAGCGGCGGCAACACCAAGCATTGCAAGTTTACTCATTGGTTTTTTCTTATCAACTGCTACTTGACTATTATCAGCAGGACCTGCTATGATAGGCGCACCATCTGGTGCTTCTCTATTCGTTTCTGTTGCTTGTGCCGCACCAAATGCATCAGGTGCAAGTGCGGCCGCAATTTGTTCTAGTAAATCAGTTTGAGGTGCGAGTGTACCTAAGATGTCTTGCAGATATGTTTCCATACTAGCAAGATGCGTAACTTGTGCATCTAACTTGA